ACTGCATATGAAGTAGATGGTAATTCATTTCTATAAGCAATGATTTTAGTAGAACCAGTAGAACCGCTACCGATAATAACATCATCAGAAGCAACATCTTGTGGTGATATAAACACGATAGTATCTTTACGAACTTCAGCAACATTATTGATAATAAATTCAGCAACAACATGCGAGGCTTTACCAGCAGCAATATAAGCAATTTGGTATAGATCAACATTATCTAATAATACGAACGCATCCATTTGGTCGCCTTCGTCTGCTGCAAAATCATCAACACCACCAGTTAAAGTTTCACTATAATCAACAGTTAGAGAATCATAAGCAGTAGATGTAGTTAGAGTAGTACCCCAGTTAGCATCTTCAGGATGTGACATCCACCAAACATAGTTAGATCTTACATTCAATACATCTTTATAATAGTTGTTAGTGCCATTTTCTGATTTTGCATTAGATGCTTTAGAAACAAATGCAAATTTTTCTAGGATAGAACCAGGAACACCAGTCCATTCACCTAAAGCGTCTATTACTAAAATATGAACTTCATCATTTGCAGAAGAACCTTTAGAAGCAGCAAAATATGAAGTTCCAGGAGCAGATGTAAATTGTGTTTTGTAATCCCAAGTGGTAAATGTAGCTGCATCTGCTATAACAACAGCAATACTATTACCTAATGCTCCAGGATATTTTGCTGCAAATACTTGAGTATTTGTTGCTGTTTCGAAAGTAGAAGCATAATCGTTAGAATTATTAATCTTTACAGCAGTTCCATTAGAAACAGCATTTTTGTTTCCAGCAGTATTAATACGAATATTCAATAAATTACTTGAATATGATAAGAAGTTTGCAGCAGTAAAGAACGATTGAGCAGTTTCACTTTTTGGTTTTCCAAAAGTTGCAACCAGATTGTTTTCTGTTGTAATAGTAGTTGGTTCCATTACAGGACCCCAAACATAAACTCCTGCAAAACCACATGCTGATGAAGCAATTGTAGGAACTATATTTGTGAAATCTTTTTCAACTATTGCTACGCCAGGACTTAATTGTATAGGCATGTTTTTCTCCATTGTGTTATGTTAAGTGTTTTCTTATATGTATTTATACATTTTGAAAACTCTAAAAATTATATATCTCTTCTACGTCTTGACCGTCATTATAGAATCCGAAAGGTGTTAATTCGTCTTCTATTTGCCTAATCTGATTTTGATAAATCATATGTCTAAGGTCAATATTGTTCAATTCTTTGAAATAAGGTTGAGTAACTAACCAACCAAATAATACTAATGTCATTACTAAATCATCGTGATAACCAGTATCTGCTGCAAATGAGCCTTTAACTTCTATAAATGTGGAAAGTTCTGATATGATATCTGCATCAGGTATTAGTAACTTATTCTCCTCTATTAACATCTTAAGAGAAGAACAACCAATTCGTTTTACTTTTCTATCTGTTATAACACCAACTTGTGCTTTTCCAGAACCAAAACCACCAGTGATAGATTGTCCTGATGTACTTCTATTTATAAATAATATGTTTTCGTATTCCAATTCATTATAAAGAATATACCCTACTTGCTCACCAACGTTCCCTTCAATAAGAACATTGGCACCATTATATTCCATACCTATCTTATATATTATATTTGGAAATAGTAATGGACTGATTGTATTGTTTTTATACTTTGCAACAACTGTATAAGGTGTTTCTGTTATATCCATCAAAGTAAATGCAGAATAATCTCCACCCACACCTTTAGCAACATCAACAATCATTGCATAAACTCTACCCATCTTAGGTCTTTCATATACATCTAAACTATCTTTAGAGTATATTGTTGGAGAAGCAGAAAGTCTTGCTAATACATCACTATTTATTAGAGTCGAAGATGAACCTAGAAATGTGCAAAGAATTTCTTGATTAAACTTTAGTTCACCTAGAAGTTCTTTTTGTTTACCAGCCCATACTTCATCTCTACTTGGATGATCCCAATAGTTTACTTTTACAGGAACAAATCCATTAACACCTGTTTCAGCCTCATTCCAAAACTTCCAGAAATGATTGTAACCAAGAGGTGTAGATGTTAGAATGATCTTGGTGGTTTTACCAGAAGAAATAGTAGGATATGTTGATGTGAAGAAGTCTTCTGCAACATTATTTGGAACGATTGATACTTCATCGATATACAGAACATTTACAGATTTACCACGAATACCAGAAGAAGATGTAGCAGATGTAAATACCTTTGACCCATTCTCTAATTCAACGTCACCTTTGTTCCAAGTCTTAACTCCTTGCTGAAGAAACTCTGGAAGATACTCATACATTAATTGATATCGAGATAATATTTCTCGGGCAGCAGTTGCTTTATTGGCAAGGATAGCGACTGTTTTATTATCATTAAAGATACTATAATACAGAACATAAGCAGCAACCACTTGAGTTTTACCACTCTGTCTAGGTTGCATACTTACAATACGATTTTCTTTATGGAGAACTTCTATGAACTTAATCTGATAATCGAACAAGTTGAAAGATATTAGACCATCATCTAGGGATATAATCTTACAATATTTCTTTATGAAATAAACTGGATCATTCTTACATAAGACATATTCAGCAATCTGTTCTTCTGTATACTGTATATCAATATTAGTCGCTTTAAGATTAATATTTGCATTATAAAATAAACTCATTACATCTTCGGTTTTAGTTTTCTCATTACTTTAGTAATAGCCATACTTGCACCTGATTGTCTTTGTTTAACTTTTTCAGTGTCACCTTTAGCCATTAGTTCTTTTCTGTCTTCGGCACTCTTATCTAGATACTTATTTAGAGTGCCTTTGGATAGTTCTATTAGAAATTCTTTAAATGTTATCATTATTATTCCATTTACTTGACTTTTGAGTCATTTAGTAGTATACTTTATCTGTAGTCGGGTTAAGTGGATTAGTAACTAAAAGTTTTCTAACCAAGACTCTGAAGTAACTGTAATAGTTGTTTCGTCACCTAATGCTTCATAGTTTGCATATGACTGTCCTCTATGAATCGTATCTTTTAGATTAGCATGAACTTGAGTAATAATTCCTCTAGTATCTATATTACCAAAAAGATTAACCTTTAAGGTAAAAGTTAAAGTATGAGTAACAAATCTTCTAGTAGTAAAATCTCCATCATAATCATCTTGAACTGAAACACTATTAAGGATAATAGGAATATCTTGCACTATTTCCATATCTGGAATAGCATTAATAGATAACGTATATTCAGGTTGAAATGTAGGAAGAATTTGTTCTATTATTTGGAGTCCATCTTCTTGTGTTTTTGTAAGTATGTATAGTGAAATATCTATATTATAGGGAACAGGACTTTGTGTAGATGTATAGTTGTCTAAACCTGTACTATGTTTTATCTTTTGCATCTTATTTACTTTTCTCGATGCATCATAAGAATAACTGGTTATTTCAAAAGCCATTCTAGGGAGAGTAGTATATGTATTGTTCTCTAGATTAGGATCTCCATCTAATCTTTGAATCCATTTTTCTTTATTTGAGTAAGCAAGAGGTATTTGGAGTCTTTGGATAGTAGTTCCAGTTACAGAATCTCCTTGTTTACGATCTATATAGATATTAGAAAATAAATTTCCAAATGCCACAATAGTTTTTCTAATCGTCCCAAAGTAATGTACTGAATTATTTAGCATTTATATTCTCTTTACAATTATCAAAATGATATCTAATCATATTTCCACCTCTACCAACAAGATTACAATGAGGGCAAGTTTTTTCTGATTTTGGTTTTCTCATTTTTGTCTTAGTTTCCTCGGTCAACCCAATTCCTTTCCTCTTAGATGGTTTGCCTTTTTTAGAATTAGACGTTTTAAGTCTTATTTCGTCAGTTCTTACATATGGCGCATTTTCGGAATAATACGCAATTAACTTCTCAGAAATTTCAATTTTCGATTCTTCCTTATGAGATTTATTTAACATACCTTTAGGGTGGTTTTCGTATGATAATCCATACATATGATTAAGAGAACCTGTATGTTTACCTGTAGCCGAATCTGCCATTTTTTGTTTTGTTTCTTCTGATGGTATTCTATCTTTATTGTGATGATTCAAATTATTTTCTTCTAAATATTTTTTATACTTCTTAGCACCAGTTTTTAATTTATTTCTATATGTATCAGATTTATGAAATTCTCTTCCTTTCGAACTTCCACCAAAGCCACCATTTTTCTGATTATATACATCTGGTCTTTTACAAAAATTCTCGTCTACTATCAAAGACTCTAAATCATAGGCGTCTTCTTTAAATAACTTATCAAACAGAGTTTCTCTTATGAAATTTTCTTTTCCATATTTTTTTATACTATTTTTTAAATGAGAATTTGAGCCATAGTATCCATCAAAATTAACTGTTTCATTTATATGGACTCCAACATAAATCATCCCATTAAGGAGATTTGTCGTCTTATATACAATATAAACATTATCATTTAACATTATACTTCACCAAAAGGATTTTGTTCAGAGAATAATATATCTATCGCTTCAGCTTTAAATTTATTATTATCACCAAATGAATTAGAATCATCAATATTTACTGTAACATTTACTGTGACTACAACACCTGTTCCGCCACCACCTGTAAATGTTATACTAGGAACAGTGGTATAACCAGTTCCACCATCAATAACATCTATTCTAATAATTTTATTGGCAGTAGTTCCAGTGCCAAGAATTGCTATTGCAGAAGCACCTAATCCCCCACCACCTGTAAATGTTATAACAGGAGCAGTTGTATATCCTGAACCACGATTTACGACTGTAACACTAGAAACTTCACCAAAAGAACTAGAAGCAATATCTGTAGAGAATGTTTTTAGAGATTCAAAAATATCTATATCAGCAATCCCAGTGTTAATTCTTTCTGATGCATATTGGAACAATTCAACCTGAAGTTTATAAACATATAATTTACCAATCTGATAGAAAGGATCTTGATGTTTAACAAATTTAATCTCAAACATTCCTTTAGTCATTGGAAAGTAAATAAGATCACCCTCACAAGGTCTAGTTGGAATAATAGTATTTCCATAATTACCAACAAGTTGTTCCCATCTTCTTCTAGAAACAACCAAAGTTGCGGATTGTTCCATCATCAATCCAAATTTTTGTATAAATGCACCTTGTCCTTCATATGAATCTATATTTTCAAAATACATCTCTATTTTGTAACTGTTCGTAAATTCAGACAATCTATCTTCACCAAGGATCTCATCTTTCGATATCAGAGTTCTTGGGATATAGAATAAATCTTGACCGTAGATCTTCATGGATTCGATAATGATATCTTCCATCAGACCTTGTTCACCAGTAGTTCCTTGAGAAAAATATATATTCCTAGCCATATTCCTACCCTAAAAACCAAGAAAGAGGAGCAGATTTATTCATCAATTCATCTTCTAAGTCTTTAATTTCACCTATAGCCTCATCATATAATCCTTGTCCATCTATTTGAACACCACCTGGAAGTAACATTCCAGAAAACTTTTTAAGATTAGTTCCCCACATCTTTTTGAATAATGCAGTAGTATAATGTTTCAACCACATTTCACTCCAAACTTTAGTAAATAAAGCAGGATCTAAT